GTATTTGAAGCAGCCGTTATTGCTCGCGCAGTAAACGTCGTTGAAGAAATGGAAAAAGAAATCCTTTCTGCAGCTGCTCAAACTATTGAAGAAGCCAAGGCACAGATCGAAGAGCAAGTTGACAACTACCTCAACTATATGGTTGAGCAGTGGATGGAAGAAAACAAACTCGCCGTTACATCTGGCTTGAAGATGGAAATTGCTGAGGAATTCATGACAGATATCAAGAATGTCTTCGAAGCACACAACATCAACCTACCAGAAGAAAAACTCGACGTTATGGAAGCAATGGTTTCCGAAAACGAAGAGTTGAAGAAGAAACTAAATGACGTTCTCCACAGCAACATTGAACTCAAGAAAGAAGTCAATGAAGCAAAGAAGAACGAAATCGTTACTACAGTTTGCGAAGGGCTCACCGCAACGCAAGCTGAAAAAGTAAAGACACTCGCAGAGGGTGTAGAGTTCACCACAGAGCGTGAATACTCAGAGAAGTTAAAGATCATTCGTGAACAATACTTCTCAAGTAAGGTGAAAACAACTGCTGCTACGCCTGTCGTAGAAAGCGTTGATCCTGCTCCAGCATCGGACGAATCGGCAACGGTTAGCCCATTAATGGAGCGTTATGTACGTTCAATTGGTAAAACTCTACCTCGTTAATTTTTAGGAGTAAATAAAAAATGTTTTTATCTGAACAATTACAAACAAAGTGGTCACCAGTCCTAGATCACCCAGATCTACCAAAGATTGAAGACCCATATCGTCGTGCTGTCACGGCAGTCGTTCTTGAGAACCAAGAACGCGCAATGGCTGAAGAGTCACGTCTTCTAAACGAAACAGCACCAGCCAACATCACTGGCTTCACAACGGCATCTTCAGCTGGCGGCGCAACCGCTGGTTATGATCCAATCCTAGTGAGCCTAGTTCGTCGTTCATTGCCAAACCTAATGGCTTATGACATCTGCGGCGTTCAGCCAATGACAGGTCCAACAGGTTTGATCTTCGCAATGCGTTCCAAGTTTGCAAATAACACTGCACTTCTTGGTGACGTTGGTCAAGGCAACAATGCTGGTGAAGCTCTATACAACGAAGCTGACACAGACTTCGGCGGTACAGGCACTCACACAGCATTTGATGCAACAGTCAACCCAGGTACAAGCAACACTTCAATCTTCGGATCAGCAAACACTGGTCGTGGCGTTCCAACAGCCACTGGTGAAGATTTCGGTGGAGCAACAGACTTCGGTGCAATGGGCTTCTCAATTGAGAAGGTAACTGTAACAGCAAATACTCGCGCACTCAAGGCAGAGTACACGCTAGAACTTGCACAAGACCTCAAGGCAGTGCACGGTCTAGATGCTGAAACAGAACTAGCAAATATTCTTTCAACAGAAATTCTTGCTGAAATCAACCGTGAAGTCGTTCGTACGATTTATCGTACAGCAACTCCAGGCGTTTCATTTGCTGGTACACCAGGCACATTCAACCTAGCAACTTCAGGTGGTGACACCGACGGTCGCTGGCAGGTTGAGAAGTACAAGGGTTTGATCTATGCAATCGAAAGAGAAGCAAACAAGATCGCTAAAGACACCCGTCGTGGCAAGGGCAATATCGTCGTTTGTTCATCAGACGTCGCATCTGCTCTCGCAATGTCAGGTCTTCTAGACTACAACTCAGCACTCGCAAGCCAAGTCAGCCTAACAGTTGACGATACGGGCAATACATTCGCTGGTACGCTCTTCGGACGTATCAAGGTCTATGTTGACCCATATTCTGTACAACAATCAGACTATGCAGTAGTTGGATACAAGGGTACAGTAGCCTATGACGCTGGTCTATTCTACTGCCCATACGTCCCACTACAAATGGTCCGTGCAATCAATCCAGATACCTTCCAGCCAAAAATTGGCTTCAAGACCCGTTATGGTCTAGTTGCTAACCCATACGCTGAAGGATCAACGATTGGTCTTGGCAGACTCGCAAATAACTCAAACGTCTACTACCGCAAGTTCGTAATCACGAACCTCAAGTAATAGTGACTGAGGAAATTTTTGCCGATTAATAAAAATAATAAGGCAAAAGAACTGGGGGGAGCAGAAATGCTCCCCCTTTTTTATTCCCCTAAATAATTCGTAGTCATTTGGAGCAACCTTAATGTCTGTATCCTATGTGCCAGAAGAACGCGACATAGCGCAATATAGTAAGTTTAAACTTATTTTTGATCGTGTTCCTAGTGTAACTTTTTTCTGTAAAACTGTAAATCTCCCTGGTATAATCAATGCTGAAGTGCGCGTTGAAACGCCATTCTCTGCATTCATGGTTCCTGGCGATAAAACTGACTTTGGAACTTTAGACGTTTCATTTCTCGTTGATGTGAATTATCAAACGTGGAAAGAAGTGTTTAATTGGATCACTGCTCTTACGTTCCCTAAAGACTTTACTCAGTATCAAGGTTTACAGAATCAACAAAGAACAACATTAATCCCAACAGGTAGACAGCGTGGCAATCAATACAGTGACGCTGCACTCACAATTTACACGAATAAGAACAATCCAAATGTTCGGGTTAAGTTCAAAGACTGCTTTCCAATTGCATTAGGTGCAATTGATTACGACGTAGAAAAATCAGCAGAATTGCCAGTTACATGTACTGCATCATTCAGATATTCCCTTTACGAATTTGAAAAACTATAGTATAATATCGTAACAACCAGTTGTATTATTTGCAGGTGAATATATGAATGCAGTTCCACTCAATGAAATTATTGAGATGTGGGAAAAAGATTCCAAGGTCGATTCAACAGAACCTGGGAAAGAAATCATACGGATTCCAACTCTACATTCAAAGTATGCAAGAATTCTTTCAGCACATTCGTTGGCATCAAAACAATGTCATATTGAACACGCAAGAATGAAAAAACTCAAGTATGAGTATTACAACGGTAAACTCGACGCTGATGAACTTAAAAAGTATGGATGGGAACCCTTTAGATTTTTATTGAAATCAGACATTAATCTTTATCTTGACGCCGATCAAGATTTGGTTAAGATTACCGCTAAACTCGCCTTACATGAAGAAGCAATGACGATGTGTTCTTCTATTCTAAAAGAACTCAACAGTCGCACTTATCAATTGCGCGCATTCATGGATTGGGAGAAATTTATTCAAGGAGTTAATTGATATGAATACAATTACGAATATCACAGCCGAACTCGCAAATAATTATCTTGATTTAGAAAATTCTTTGGAGGAACTTAATAATACGTTTAAAGTTAGACTTAAAGAAGAACCGCCGCAAGTTTATGTAACATATGTTCCACAAGAAAAATATAATAAACTTAAAGAAGCAGCCCAAGAAGCTCTTATTGAACTTGAGAGAATTAATAAACTTATTGTGCTCGTGAATACTGCAGCAATTACTAATTTGCAAAATGCTTTGGTATGATAATCTATACGAATATTCACATAACTGTCAAAAAAGTAAATGAGGTGTATCTTCATTTAATTTGCGAAGAAAACATTAAAGCAGAACTTGCTGAATATTTTTCTTTCTTTGCACCAAACTATCAATTTAGTCCATTATATCGTAAACGAGTTTGGAACGGTAAAATATATCTTTTTAATCGAAAAAAGTCTTTACTATATTCAGGACTTGTTCGTTATTTAAATGAATTTGCAAAAGAAAAGAACTACGCTATTGACTATGATGATTCAATTGACGTATTCAACGAGTATTCTTTGGAAGAAGCAAAAGAATTTGCTGACTCTTTAAATTTACATTCTCGCAATCAGCCTATTGAAGTTCGCGACTATCAGTTAACTGGTTTTGCTAAAGCAATCCGTTATCAAAAGATGTTGATGCTTTCACCTACAGCATCAGGTAAATCGCTAATCATTTATTTGATTATTCGTAAACTTTTAGAAAACAACAACAAAAAAGGTTTATTGATTGTACCAACTGTTTCACTTGTTGAACAAATGTACAACGATTTTGAAGACTATTCGAGCGCAAATGGTTGGAAAGCGACAAACAACTGTCAAAAAATTTATCAAGGTCAAGATAA